TCAGAAAAGTCTTGCTGGTCAATCATGGACTTACTGCAAAAGGCTTGAACCCAGAGTTGGTGCAATCCTTCCGGTATGGGTCTGTTCAAATTCATCGAAACCATTGCCAAAGCCTGAATTACCTGTTTCTCCGTGACGTTCTGCATAATCCTCCAACATGCGTTTGACTGATTGCTCTTGTGCGGTGAGTCTGCGAGGTTGTTCCTGCGGCTTGCCTCGGATTGGCACAATTGGCGGTTCTTGGTGCTGCTGAATCAAGTCTGCGACTAGAAAGCGTTCAGCGTCTTTGGTGTAGCTGTCGCCACATTCTGCGAGGTAGTGATTCGTGGCAATCTCAATCTCAGCAACGCTGAAGTTTGCCAACAGCCTTTTAAAGTGTTCCTTGGCTTTTGCCTTCCTGCCTGGATTCCTCGTCACCTTCATCCGCCAATCACTCCACCAGCTTTCAAAAGCTGGATCTAATTCTTTATTTTTTTCTTTATATTTAATTTCATCCTTATTTCTTTTATTTATATAGTTGTCCACATGGCTACTTGTGGACATCTGGACATCTGGTTTTTCAGGTTCATTTTCCAGATGGCTAGAAGTGGACATCTGGACATCTGGACTCTGTGGCTCTTGGCTAATAATCCATTGCCATGATTTCACCTGTCCTTTGTCATTACGGATTTGTTGCTTCTTCAGAAATCCCGATTCCTTCAGTTCTTCCAATGCGTTCGTCACTCGCCTTCGGCCTTCTTGAAAATGGTCTCGCAACTGGTCAACCCGAATCTGAAAGTCTGGTGGCTTGCTGATGAGATATGCCAGCAAGCCTCTGGCAGTTAGTGAGAGGTTGTCATTCTGTAGAATGTGATTCCCAATCACCGTGTATGGGATATTATCGGGAACTCGCTTGATGACGGTCATTCAAACCTCTAGCGTTTCAAAAGGATTGAGGTATTCAATCGGAACAAACCAAGCTGGAGAGCGAACGTCTGTTCTCCAGAACTGGTCCTGCTTGCCTTCACTGCCTTTGATCCAGCCGTGAATCTCGTAAACTGGGGAATTGCCAGTAACCAAAACGAAGTTGTCCTCACCGGAATCAATCGGTCTGATGATGAGGTTCTTGTGGCTCAATGCCGTGCGTACTTGGAAACCGCAAACGTCCGGTTTCTTGAAGGTGTCCACGCTGCCGTCCCAATAGCGGCCTAATGCCTTGGCAACCGCCAATTCTCCACAAGCGCCTTCCAGATGATTGTGCCAATCGTAGCGTTTCTGATTGGTCGAATCCTGACGCTGATACTTGATATTCGCGAGGTTTCGCAATCTTCCGATTTCGGTTGCCATTGCTAGCTCATGCCACGACAGCTTCACTTTCATCAGTCTCCGGTATCAACCCCAAACGGTCTTCGGTCTGGGTCATCAGTTGCGTCAATGAAGTGATCTCGTCTTTGCTCAGTTGCTTGTGATTGCTGGCTTCTCGCGCCATTCTTCTGGCGTTTTCGTAACCGTTGCGGTTCTTGGCTTCCTCAAACTGCGCCTTGCAGCGTTCAAAAACCGGATTGGCCTTTGCCTCAATGAATGGCTCATTGTTTGGCGGATTCGGTTCAGCGGTTTCTCCGTTCTCATCAAACTCTCCATCGAGGCCAGTGATGCCAAAGCACAAGCGGATGGCTTGCTTCATGGCTGCTTGTCTGAGCATCCGGTTGGGGTAGTTCTTCCAAGCAGGACTTCTCTCGTTATAACAATCGCTTAAATATTCTGTCACCTCAGTTGGGTGTGTGCGGTCTTTGCGATAAATGCGAGCCGTGGCGGAAATGACTTTGCCTTTGTCATCTGCCTCTCTGCCGAACTCAATCCGCTCAAACTGCGGATGGTTGTTCATGATCTTTATGTAACCATCAACTGAGATTGAAGTGGTGATTCCGCCTTTGTTGTCTGGGAATGCCCAGATTTCCTTTGTTACCGGATTAAGTTTGAACTGCTTGGCTATCGTCAAAAACGCAACCAGGTGTTCTTGCTTGGTTCCGGTTGGTAAAATGGACTTCGATAACACTTCATGCAGTGTGTTTTGGTCAACTCCTAACTCTGACGCTACTGATTTGATTAATTCGTTCATGGACATCCTTAGAATGAGCAAAGTTGCAGTTTATATTTATGACAAGGCTGGTATATAAGAACCTTCCTCTTTCAACCTTCTTATTGCTTCTTTAGCACTGCTTGATTTGCCTCCCATATGGTTAGATTTTGTTAGTTGATTATACTTATTCCAAAACAAATCATGTTCAATTTCTTGACTTTCAGAAAATATCAAAGCGTTTTTTTCTAACCCACTAATTGTGTCCTTCGTTAAAGGTTGGAACTTTGAAACTTTTGACAATGTCACAAATTCAAAAATCTGTTCTGGTTTTAACTCAAACCATTCGCCTCTCGTTCTTGAATCAGAAAATCTTTGATGCAACACCTTTTCTAAAAATGAAGCATTATAAGTAAAGATTTCTTCATGTAGTATGATTTCATTTGGTGCTTTTGTTCCGTTTAATTCCTTTACTCTTTCTTCGCCAGTTCTTGACGTTTTCCCTATTTTGTATGAAGAACTCTGTCCATATTGCATTAAATACACTGACTCTTTACACAAATAATCATTTAACCAATCTTGGAAGTTTTGCCTGACACTCCTTTTTAAATCCATTGGAAAACTCAATTCACTAAATGAGCGAGAAAACCAAAGCTCTTTTTCAATCTGTGATGCATTGTAATAATGATTTCCGTCTTCTTCTCCATTTGGGCAAAAAGTAATAATTGGCTTATCTAATCCGTAAGCAACGCCTAATTCCGCTATAGTTCCATGACAATCTGATGAATCTAGCCAGCCAATTATCACATCTGCGTTTTTTATTGAATTTATACAAGTGTTTCTAATGTCAAGAGGCGTAATAGGTTTTTCATGATTTGTATACATGAAATGAAAACTGTCTTTATCTATAAATATCCAATTGTCTTTATAAGAACGCAATGATTTCTCATCAAAAATTCCTAAATGGTTTTCACCAGCATTATTCGTTTTATAAACATTTTTAGAATCTTGATTCCTATAACCTATTCTGTAAGGCCCAACACTTTTTATATTTTTCCAAATAGTATCTCTAACTGGGTATCTGTAAAAATTTTTAATATCGTTATAATATTTTGAAGAATTGATAAATATGTTTGTGTCTTTTAATTCTGTATGGTCATTCATAGACAAAATGTCATCGTAAATTTCACTTCTCCACTCACTCATTTTCCCAGCAAAATATACTTTAACAGTATCTTTATTTAACGCTTTTTTAAGTTGGTAATAACCTTTATCAATTTCATCATCTATATCTATGGCAGGTACTTTATAATCATCAGGTAGCCAACTCATTTTGCCTCTTTGGGGTTCGCGCCTTCCAGCCAGCTTAAGCGAGAGTTGAGTGAATCGCTTTATCGCTTGCTCCGGTCACATGAATGACTGCCCGTTTTTTTAGGGAGGATGGGCAAAACCGGAAAACCAGAAGGCTTAATCTGTTATAAAATCATCCTCATATTCAGAAGGTTTTGAACCTTCTACCCAAACTGGATTGATGTATTGCGTGATCTGTCCACCTCTGCGGATAAACGCCAGAATCTCTTCTGGAAACATGGAATCAGCCGGAATCTCACTGGATTTGACACTGGCGTCATTCCACTTCTCTTTCACTTCAACCTGCTTCTTGGCCTCAACCTCTAACTCTTGTCTTTTCTCAGCCGCCTTGTTGCCGTGATGAACTGCGCGGCATTCAGCAGAACAAAACTTTGCTCTCGACTTGCTCGTCACTGGTTTGAATTCGGTCTTACAAATCCAGCATTTAAGAAGTCGATTGTGATCTAAGCGGCTGCGGTTTCTTTTAAGGTGGATAAGTCCGTTGCAGGTTGGTGAACAGTATTTTTGGCTTCCGGCTTTTGGTTGAAATTCCTTTTTGCAGACTAGACAATTCTTGGGTTTCAAAGTCCCAGGCATTCTGGGAATCGTGCCTCTGACGTAGGCTCGCCTTTTGTCGTTTATATAACGACATCCCTGACTACATAAAATGTTGCGCTGATTTCTTGGCTGGAACACCTCACCGCATTCAACGCATGGCTTTGGCTCTATCGGACTAGACCGATTTCGACTGCGATTACAACAGCTTGTACTGCAAAAACGCTGGTCGCTTCGATGCTGTTGAAAAATCTTATGGCAACCTTCACAAACAACCTTTTCTCGTTGCTTTTTATGCTTTTGTCGGTATCTTGCCGAATTGTCTAGCTGCAACTGGTAACTGCATTTTTTAGAACAAGTCTTGTGGCTGCTAGACTTGCGGTTAAACCGCTTTGAACAAATCACACACTTAGGCTTGGTGTGCGCTGCCTTTACTTCGTTCTCGCAGATTTCTCCGCAAACTTTTTCTTTGCCTTCGGTCAAAAACTTTAAGCCGCAATTTACGCAGACCTTAATGGTCAAAGGTCACTCCATGTCTGTTCATTATGTGGGTCATCCATTCTTCTGAACTTCTCTTCCTTTGTTATGTCCAGCGGCTTTAGGTCTTTACACTTCTGGCTATGTCCTTTCGGGCTGAACAAACCGCAAACTGGACATTGGAAAACTGGCGTATAGGATTCACGCAACGCCTTGGAGTCTGCTTCTGCTCTCCGAACACTTGCCCAATA